TTCATTCGATTAACTTGATGCTCTAATTGTAGTTCCTCTTTTGACCTTCCATCATACTCAACAGCCATATATTCTTCAATCATTAACTGATTTATATTCACACCATCAACAATAATCTCTCCGAGTATTCTGCCATACTTTCCCTTCATATCCAAGTGGGTTTTTAAAGTAATACATGAACCTTTCTTGCATTGATCTTTTAGAAATTGGGCAGCCAATTTGCCGTAAAATTTTTCTTCTTTATCTCTAGTACGGGATTCAGGAGTATCAATACCATATAATCGGATTCGTTGTTTAGCTAATACAATACCAAATCCTAAATCAATATCAACATCTACAGTATCACCATCTACGAACCTTTTTATCTTAGCTTTGTATTCATGCATATCAGTTCATTGAACAAGGCATCCAGACTTTCTCATGTTCATGGTAATGAATGTTTCCATTACAACCAAACCATATTGAAGCCTTTAATGCTTCTTCTGCTGTTTTATAAGTATGTGCAAAAATATCTCTTGAGTTAATAACTCCTTCAGGTGGTACTCTAGGATCACCAAACTCATTCATTGGGCCATGACTACCTTCCGGTTTCTTAATTGTAATTTTATTATTTTCTTCTACAAACACACCGATTGATTCATAAAATTTTTCTTTTCCTCCATAACCAACAAGTCTAGCAACTTCTTCATTGTTATCCCATATAACAAATGTTGGTGTATTACGAATTGGTGTTAATCGTCTTTCTTCCATAGCCTTCTGAATCCACTTCGGCATTTCATCTGTTATGTTAATTACTTTTAATGGAAGATATTTTGCATATTCGGTTTTGTGGTATGTTGGTTTAACTTCATTCAAAAACGATTGACAGAAACCACAATGAGGATTACTGAACATTAATAATTCTGCGGCCGCAACTGGAATGGCAAATAATAAAAACAGACATGCTAGTAATAATTTTTTCATAGGGTTCTCCAAATAAAAAAAGAGGGATAGGGACAAGTCCCCATCCCCCCTAATTTAAGAACAACTTGAATTACATCAAGTTGGTAACTTTAACCTTACGATAGTAAGAGTTAGTTGCTAGAGTCGTGAATGGATTAGAAACAAAACCATACCGAGTCTTGAAAGCAATCTTCGGTTGGAAAGTATCTTCACCCATTGCTCGAACCATCTGCAACGGAACGTAAGGACAATAGAACATACCAGCGTCGTAAGGAGAAGTTCCTTTGTATCCAACGCAAAGCATATGCTCGTTAGTGTGTACATAGTAAGGATCAACGAAAACTTTCATTCCATTAACCGTACCTACCATTGTGCTAATATGAGTATCATTGTTTACACTCTGCTGCATAGCAGGAGCATAATCAAGAACACCAGCCATAGCCAATGCAGATGCAACATCATTCGTGGTAATGACAAAGTTACCTTTACCGCGTCGAGTTGCAATAGAGATAGCATTCGCTTCTCGTTCTACTTGATACAACAAACCTTTGAATTTCTCAACCATCCAACGACCGTTAGAGTCGGTGTTAAGATCGAAAACGCCAGCAGTTGTCGTTTCAGAAGTAGCACCAGCAGTTGCGCCGATGTAGATTTTACGAATTACTTCCCGGTTAATTTCAGAAAGAATCTCAGAAGAAAGAATATTCGCGAGTTCCGTTTCAGCATCCAAACCGTGAACGGCTTTTAGATCCTGAGCAAGTTCCGTTGAGTACTCTGCTTTGAGAGCTCTCGTAGTGGCCTGTACCATAGTTTTATCAATGGTAAATGCCATAGCACCAAGATGTTGAGAACCATCACCCATTGCTTCACCAGCAGCCGTTGCATTACCTTCACCCGTTGTCCATGTACCATCAAACGGATTGTTGGTAGCATCCATAGCGGTATGACCACCAGATGCGTTTGCAGCTACACCAGAAGATGAATGAGTTCCATCAGCTTCGTCAAATAATGCTTCTGCTCCACCCTGCGTGTCGTATTTTGCTTTCATAGCAAAAATCAAACCCGTTGGGCCAGTCATAGGTTGAACACCACAAACGTCATAAGCGATCATCTGAGGCATTGCTCTACGAACTAGAGAAATAAGAATCGGATCCCATTTAGCAACTCCACCAGAAGCTTCACCACTCGTACCCGGACGAGCCCAGTTTCCAGAACTGTTAACTGGAGCAGCTTCATTGAGTGCTTCTTCTGCAAGAAACTTCTCTTGATTCTCAAGTAGACGTAAAGTTACATCTCTTTTATAAGTGTCTTTAATTTCAGGAAGATCAGCATGTTCCATTACTGGTTGCCACTTCTCCTTGATTGATTCAGATAAATACATTTGTACTTCTCCTTTATTAATTTAAAATTTTAATTTATCAAACTTCACATTCACGTTATCCATATATTTAAAATAAGGTTACTTGTTTAAGTTAGAAATTGCAGCCATAACACTATCCATTGAACTATCACGTTTTCCATCGGTTACGTCTTTATTAGTTGCTGCGGTTGCCTTATTATCTTTATCCAGTTTCTTGTCTGATTTAAAGTAACTGTTCTTAATAATATTTAACTTCTCTTTATACTGTTCATCAGTTTCATAATCGACATCTTCGGTTAACTCTTTCATTTTTTCAATGTCAGTATCAACCATGCCTTCTACGATATCCCGGAATGCATCTTTAGCTCTATATTGATTTAAATCTTTCACCGTATCCATATGCTTCTGAGTTTGCTCGTCAAGTTTAGTTTCCAATTCGGCAACTTCTTGTACAAGACTCTCAAAGACATCTTCCTTTTCTGCTGGAACATCAATGTAATGTTCCTCAAACAACTTCTTCAAACCAGAAATAAAGCTCTCTGTGACTTCGTTGCGAACACCTTGTTCAACAGCGAGTTTATTTTCTTCCATCCATTCTTTAACAACATAATTCATATACTCATCCATTTTCTCTGTCATCTCTTTCTGGATGCTTTCTGTTTTTTCTTCCATATCTTTCTTAGATTCTTCACGGACTTGCTTGCGAATCTTAGCAATCTTAGACTTAACTGCAGCCTCAAAGATCGTAGCAGCCTTCGTTTTGAATTCCTCAGAAAGTTCTTCTCCATCAATCAATGCAGAAACATCTTCAGAAACATCTACTTCGATTTCTTTTTCTTCCTTCTTGGATTTAGACTCGTCTTTATCTTCATCATCCTCATCATCATCATCTTTGTCTTTATCCAACCAAGGTGGCTTGCCTTCTTTTTTAGACTTGCCTTCTTTCTTAGATTCTACTTCTTCCTCATCATCTTCCTCATCATCTTCGTAATCGTCATCCTCTTCTTTTTTTCCTTTAGCTTCTGCTTTAGCAGATGCATTAGACTTTTTGGTTTTCAATCCACCATCAGTCTTTTTCGTTCCACCTTCTCCATCTTCTTCAGAATCTTCTCGACCATCTTCGTCATCTATAGCCGGCATTCCTAATTTCTTATTATCATCTTTAGCAGCTTCTTTCACATCTTCCATTTCAACCTCTTCAAGTTTTCCATCATCTGTGAGTGTTTCTTTCTTTGCCATTTTTAATCTCCTAAAAGTAATTTATTTCGTATAATATTTATAATACTATAGATTTTGAAGAAATTTAGTAAAAACTTCTAACTTTTTCTGTTCCAATTCCTTCATTTTTGCGTTCGCAATAGTTTTTCTCATGTTATCAATCTCTCGTTCTTTGATAATACCATTTTCCCAAACCCATTCTTTGCCTTCCATGATACCATTGACAAATGCATCTGGTGCTGACGGATCAGCAACAATGTCAACAGTAGACAAAACAAAATCTCCTTGTACTTCATTAACACCTTTTTTATTAGTCTTAACACTCCCCATACCTCTGGAAGATACACCAAGCTTAACTCCTTCACTAATAAGATTTTTTACGATCTTACCATTTGGAGTGTCCATTACTTTAGCCTTACCAACAAAATTCTTACCATCTTCTTTTAATTCTTTAATAACATGAGAAACTCTATCCAAATTAATAATAGGTCCCATTGGATGTCCAAGTTCACCAAGAGCTCGACCTTCTTTAACATATTTATTATTAAAGTTATTCACTTCTTTTTTCAAAACAGCATGAGGATATATTCTTCCATTCTGATTTTTAAGATCAGACTGCATGAAGATACCTTTAATATACTGCTCCTTACCTTTACCCTCAGTAATATACTCAACTTCGTGAGTATGTTCAGTTATTAGTTTCATGCGTTCTCTCCCCTTTTCTTTAATCGTTCAGCTTCTGCACTACGAACCTTTGGTAATATTTTTTTCGCAATTCTTGCAATTACTGCTTTCTTTTTAGCTAATTTTTTTTCTAATTTTTCTCTACCTGATATTGATAAATCAGATTTATCTCTATCTTTTAAAATTTTCTTTGTGATAATATCTCTTGCTTTTTTAACTGCTCGTGTTTTTAATTTTTCTGGTGTTGCTTTTCGTTTCATAGCAATCTTACGTTTACGAGCAATTTGTTTTCCTTTTGTTTTCATCATTCTTGATTTTCTCATTCTTACAATCTTACTCATTACTTCATCAAGAACATCATTAATCATATCATCAACCTTCTTCATTTTTTTGTTTCATCCTTTGGTGTATCTTGTGATGCTTCCCATTCTTTATGTGTCATATCAGAATGAACTTTATCACAATCATGGTTCTCTGTTCTTCGACCATCTCCACCTGCACATTTTTTTCTTGCACCATCGGCTTTAATATACTCAGTTACTTTTTGAATGATACTTTCTTTTTTATCCATTCGCTTTTGCATTTCTTTATCACGATCTACTTTTGCTTTTGCTTGTTTCTTATCCATATCTGCTTTACGAATTGCAACTTCTTTATCTCTGTTAGCTTTTTTTAATGCAGATTCTTTATCTCTATTAGCTCGTCTTACAGATGCTAAATCTTCTTTGAAAGTATTAATTACATTTCGTAATAAATTTTTCATTTATCTGCCTCTATGGGTTCTGGTGTTGGTGCAACTTCTGGTGTTGGTGCATCTTTTGTTGGCAATTCAAATTTAAAACTGTTTTTATAATCTTCAATAGCTTTAAATGATTTAGTTCTTAAACTTTTTGCAATACCCTCTTTTGCTTTAGTAAGTTTTTTACTAAAAATATCTTTTAAAATATTACTTGTTATATCAACCATTTTGAATCCTTTCTTTCATTACATTTTTAATTGCTTCAACTAATAAATTATCTGTAAGAGTACCTTTTTTAATCCATTCTTCAACATCATCTTCTTGATCTTTACCAGAAATTCTTCCAAGAACATCTTTCTTCCAAGCAGTTTTTTGAATACGTTCAATAGATTTAATTTCTTTTGGTTTTTTTAATTTTTTCTTGAGAGCCATCTTTACTTCACCAGCACTTGAACCATCCATATAAAAAGGGGGAAATCCCTCAACCTCTACTTTCCACATAGCCTCTGTAAATAAATTTTGTTTATAGTTTTCCAAAAAACTTTTAGTCTTTACTTTTAAAATAGATTTCATAGTTTTATATGGTTTAGAAGTCCTCATCTTCATCATCTCCCATATCCTCATCATCTTCTTCTTCTGGCTTTTCTGCCGCCATCTGCTTATCAATCTCTTTTATTTCTTCTTCACTTTGTTGCAAAATATTCTTACGCAGATACTCTGCTGAAATATACTTACCAACATATTCTTCAATCATTGAAACTAACTCAAAACGATCTCTTAATATCTCAGAATTTTTCAACTCCATGAAGTGAGAATCTTTAGCCCAATCATATCGAATACGATCTTTAATAGATACCCAATCTTCTTCTTTGATGATACCTTTAAGAATCAACTGAACTCTAAGAAGATCAGTAAACAAAACAGAGAATCTATGTCGTAAACGACCAACAAACTTTCCAAACTTTACTTCATCTCTTGTAATCTCAGAAGCTCTTCCAAGATTAAACTGTGTCGAATCAGTTCCCTCAATTCGTGAGATTGGAACATTCAAAGACTTGTACAGTTTCTTTCTAAAATATTCTATGTCATCTGTTTCACCAAGATTTTGTCCACCCGGTAAAGTACTGATCTCAGTACCACGGCCCCCTTCTCGTCTTGGCAACCAGAAATCTTCCAACATGGAAAGATGTTTACGTTGATCTTCAACTTCACCAGTAGATGCGTTATAAATCATTTTCTGTTTATAACGATTCATTACTTGTTGTAAGTATTGTTCCGCTTTTAACTTCGGAAGATTACCAACGTCAATATAAAATATTCTTCGTTCTGGAGCTCTTGCTAACCTATAGATAACAAGTGCATCTTCGATCATTCTTAATTGATTCCACGGTTTAATTGCTTTAAACAAATAACCCATGATAACTTGTTTTACATTATCAATTAATCCAGAATGAACATATGAAATTGAATCAGGTGCAACTGTTATTGCATTAGATGTTACACCTGCACTCATTCCAAAAGAACCAGAATTTAATGCATCAGGTGTATAAAGATAATACTCTCTAACCTCTTCAACTAATTCAAGCTGTCCTTCTTTTTTCTTTTTTACTTCTCTAATCTTTTCAATCTTTAAAGGATCAATCGGAATTAATTCTGTAATTCCATCCTTAGGTCTTTTCTCATCAATTACAATATGATGATACAGCCTAGCATCAATATACCATTTCTTAAACAAGTCTGCACCTGTATGATTAAAATCCAACAAATCCAGAATTGTAGAAAACTCTGTATGTATCTTATCTTTGATACTATCTGTATAATCTAATGAATCCAATTCCAAGGCGACAGCTGCCTTCCCTTCTTCAAGAATCACAGCCTCATTAATAATATCTTCGATAGCCCCATCAACTTCATGGGAAAAACTCATATCACGATATTTAGCAATTAAAACTTTTTCATCTTTGGCGTCTGAATCAGTATTGAGATAATGTCCAAGAATTCCTCCTCCATCAATAATCTGAGTTGCGCCATCATAATTTTCGGGTGTTACAAAAGTTTTAGTCTTTTTCTTTTTATCCTTCTTGGATTGTATTTCAAAACCGAATAACTCAAAAGCCATATAATTTTTCCTTTTTAAAATTCATAATAAAAAGGGGGATGAAAAATTCATCCCCCTATAGAACTATAAGTTAATTCCAGCTGCTCCTTTTAAGAAGGAACCTGCAGATTTCATAGCAGCGTTAACATTAAGACTAACTTTACCATTTTTTATGTTAACTCCACCACCAAGTGAAATACCTGAAGATGAACCAGAACTATCACCCATATCAGTTTCCCAATGATTTACAGCAAACGTAACTGCGTATTCTTCTACTTGGTCATTAGAATCCCAAGCAACATCAATAGCAGCAACTTCTGTTGGATATATACTTGTCATCTTATAAGTACGAATTATATCTCCTTCTCGACTTAATTGATATACTTCAGCCTGACCATATACATCAGATGCACTTGAATACTGTATATTTTCCTCATGGGCTTGCATATCTCGCATCCATTCTTCAAATGAACCACGAATCAACATTTCAGGATCGTTGAATACAGTTACAGTCCAATCAGCAAATGTGCGATCGCCAGGAACTTTTAATTGGCGTCCTTGATATGGTACGTCAATGTTTCCGATCTGAGAAACAGGCATAGAAGTTCCTTTACACAAATAACTGAACTCTGATGTTCCCATTCCTGCAGGCGGATACATTTGACACATAAACAAATTCGGTCGTACCCCACCTCTGAATCTGCTACTAAAATCATTAATATTTGGCATTGTCTTACTCCTTTATTGTTTTGTAGTATTTATAAGATTAACCACCGATTTCTGAGAAAGAAACATCAGTTCTAGCGGCAATAAAGTTCAACTGGATATAATTGATAGAACGTGCTGGCTTAATATAAATATCACCAACAAATTGATTAGCATCAATTATACTACCAGGATTATTTGAACCGTCACATACTACTTTAAAGTCAGTAATACCACGGCGTCCTTGTACAGTTCTCAAAAATGGTGTTACCATATTTACAAACTGAGAACGTGTGAATGTATCGTTGAACTCAAATAGCATTGATTTAGCAGCTATAGAAATTGCTTTTTCAAGTATGATAAAGAGGCGTCGTACATTAATACGATCAAACGCAGTAGGCGTTACTTGAGCAGTTTTATCTCCCCAAAGAATAACACCAGCACCCGTTTGTGTAATATACGGATTAACACTCTTTTTATATAACTCATCACGATCTGCTTTAGTCGGCTCCCAAGATAATTTAACAATGTTCTTAACTTGACCACGAACCATACCAGCAGGTGACCACCATGCATCTTGAGTATATTCTGCTCTTGCTACCATACCAGCAGTATCAGCATTCATAGGCTGCCAGAAAAACTTATCTCGATATCTACAATATTGATATTTCCAAGCACCATCAAAAACAACATAGTTATTAGTTATGTTCTTATCAGCAACAATCGCTGCATTAGTTTTCGTAGTAACAGCTGCAGTATAACTAGGTGATAAAAATACCATCGCATCATTTCTTTCAGAAGCACCTTGCCCACACATTCCAGACAATGTAGTATTCATAGCAGTGGTTGTTTCTCCACCAATAATGAGATTTACATCTACAACTTCTGGTACTTGAAATAATGGATAACCTTCATTAGCTGTAGTTCTTGAAGCAACTGTAACAGCAACACCATCAGCACCCCATCCCATAGACCCACCTAAAACAGCTTCAGCAGCAGTTGCACTATCAAAAGTTTTAAAAGTTGCACTAGCTTTTGGTTGACCAGCATTCGTACCTGCCGCAACTGATAATGTAGTAAGTTGTGTTACATCACCCAACCATATATATTTTGATTCATTACGCAAAACATCTTTAATATAATTACTTGAACCATCATGTCGTTTTGCATCAGAAGCTTTACTTACAAAAGCAAACTTCTCTAAAACTTCACCCGGTACACCTGTCCACAAACCATCTTCATCAATTACAATAACGTGCATCTCATCTTGTGAACCACCATGAGTTGAAACATCGGCAGACGTTGCAGGTGCTCCATCAAAATGTGCAAGAAAAGTTGCATTGATTGTGGAATCTGCCCAACCATTAGAATCAATAACTTGGACTTTTAAACTATTTCCTAAACCACCGGGATACTTTGCAATAAACAAAACGTCATTTGCTGGAGTTACACTATCATAATGAGTTGCATTATATACAGTTGCTCCGGCAGCGGCGGGAGCATTATCTCCAATAGTTGCGTTCAATGCACCTGATTCACATACTCTAACAACAAGCAAGTTGTTTGCATATGCAAGATAATTTGCACAAGACCAAAAATGTCTTTCTGTTAAATCGTCTGGTTTACCAAAAACATCAACTAGTTCGTTTTCAGTTGTTATCGTAGTTCTTTCATGGACAGGGCCCCATTGAAATCCACCACAATATGCACCGATCGCCGTAGCGGTATTTGGTACAACCGTTGTTAAATCTTTTTCCGAAATACTTATTCCGGGAGATACTTGAAATGCCATTTGATTTCTCCTTTACATTCTTAATATTGATATAGATTTTACTTAGTAAACGTATCAACCTTCTGCCACACACCACCGTCAGGCATTAGTTCATACTTGTCATCCAATCCATCATCAATAATACCAAAGGGGATTGTCATATCGTCAATTGTATCCATCTTCGATTGATATAATTTTTCCCGAATATTCTGATTACTCAATTCTTTAAAATACTGTTGATCTACAACCCATCCAAACAAAACTAATGTAGTTACCAAATCATCATTAGAACCATCTTCAGCAGCAAATGTATCTCCATTGGTTACATATGTTGTCAACTCAGAAATAATATCATAATCAGTAATAATTAACTTATCTTCTTCAATCAAACTCTTTAGATTTGAGCAACCTATCTTTTTAACATTTTTGGTTGTCCTTACACCATAAGCGATATCTTTTCTGTGACCACTAGATAATTGCTGACCATGCCTACCATACCATGATACTGTTAAGAGATTTTCATACTCTAAATCATGGTGTAAAACATCTGCTACTTGCGCTCCAATATCATTACTCTCTACCAAAATATATGCATCATTATATTTCTTTCCTATATTATTTATAATATTAGGAAAAAGCAGCGGTGCAACAGTATTATTGCGATATTTCGCTGCAATTTTATATGGAACTTCTGTCGAATCAAAAACTGTAAACGTAGAATAATCTAATCCTTGTCCACGAGCAGTATCAACAGTTATCACATATGTTCTTCCCATCTCTGGTTCTTCATATACATCCAAATCTTCTTTTGACCATATGGGTGAACTATAAGATAATTCTTGTAATTTCTCGTATGATATAAGAGTATTAGAAGAACCCAGAAAATCTGCTTCATACTCTTGACGAAAAGCTTCTTCACCAATATCAGAGATAATCTTCTTACGCCATTCTTGATCTCGTTCTGGAATACTAGTCCAATGAATCTTAAATGTCTTAAACTGATTGTTACCTTCTACAGCATCATTCCAGAACTTGTAAAACAAGTTATAACCATTGGGTGTCGATACCATAATAATCTTGGTATCTTTACCAGATGAAATCGTAGGATAAACTGATTTGATAAATGCATCAGCAATCGTTCTCTGTACAAATGCAAACTCATCCAAGAACAATAATGAAAAACTGTAACCACGAATTGCAGATGATGATGTGGAAGATGCAATTATCTTAGAACCATTCTCCAATTCCAAGTTTCCTTTATTCCACTCAACAATACCCTGTTGCAAGAACTTTGGTAGATGTTGATAAGCCGTCTGCAATCTTCCAAGTAACTCTCTGGATGTAGATGCTTTGTTGGCCAACATACCAACTATCTTTGTCTTGTTAAATAATATATAGTGTAAAATATAACCAAGACTTGTTACAGACTTACCAGACTGTCTTGCACTCTTTACTATAACGTATCTATGTTCTTCAAGTGTTTTAATTAAATCTTGTTGGTAATCATAAAGATCAAAAGGTATCAAACCATGATCGACATGAATAACTTGCACATAGTTCTTTAGAAAATATATAATATCATCACGACACTTGACATATTCCTCAACTTCTTCTTTCGTAAATTGTTGAGGAACATTAGTTGGTTTTAATAACCGATTACCTAAATAAGAATCATCTCTATTTTCTTTTGCCATTATTTTTCTCAAGTAATAAATCTTGCAGTTCTTTAGTACTTCCGATAAACAAAGAATTATTTACAGTATGAGGATCTTTAACATCTTTTTCAATTTCTTTTTTTGACTTTTGTAATTCTAAAAGTTCTTTAGTTGTATCAGATAAAGTTCTAACCAGTTGTGCAGTTACTTCATAAGCTCGTGCTGATTCTGATTCTTTTGCAACTGCAAGTAATTCTTCAAGAGCTTCGTTACCCTTATCTATAAGAGTATGATATTGATCTCTTGAAAAATTATAGTCATCAGTTAAATCATTTGTTTCAGATTTTACTACAACTACTTTTTCTTTTTTATTTACTTCAATTGGTATCAAGTCACCTGTTACATCTATTACTTTATTTAATTTTTCAACAGTTGATTTCTTCATATAGTTATCCTATTCTTATTGTGCATCCCAGTAAGTTTTAGAAAGTTCTCCACGTTCTACATCATCAACAGCCATTCTACATCTTACATAAGTTTCTTGATTTGGTGAAGCACCGGGTGTAGTAAAAGTTCTTATACCACCTGAATATGAACCATTGGCCTCTGAATATGTATGAGCTGCCGTGGCAGTATTTTCATACTCCCATATATTACCTGT